AAAAAATTAAAGTTATCTTAGAAAGAGATAAAGATGGTAATCCAACAGGTGAAGAAAAGATCACTGATCTCAATAATGAAGAAATTGATGCTGTAGAAAATTATGTCATGTCTTCTGAACCACCTGCCGATATAACATTAAATCTGCAGTATGCACATGATCTATTTGATGCCACTCATATGAACATTAATGAGATGTGTAATAGAATGAGATTTCCAAACATCTATGAAGCATTAACAGCAGGTAGAGAGGGTTCTAATCATCCCTTTAGATCTGATGCTAGAAGATGTTTAGAATTTTTTGATCAGGCATGGCAGATTTATGAGCAACTAAAAGTTCAAATTATGTCAGCACCAGAGGATCAACTGCATCCTTTTGATCATTACATTAGAGAAAGTTTAAGACCTGTCAATACAGAATTTCTATCTGCTTCAGACATAGAGAAGTAATATGGAAATCATCTATCACGATGAACCTTTTAAAATTAAAGAACTTCCTTTAACGGATATTCATGTTATAGACAATTGGTTATCACCAGACATTCATAATTGGTTTGATGATAAATTGCGATATACCTCTAAATGGAATCAAACCAATCAAGTCACCAGAGAAGGTAAAGTTCGTCACAAGTTTTGGGGTGTAACATTTTATCGAGAGAATTATCAACTTGATGAAATGCAAGATCATGGTTGGTGGATTCGTACATTAGATAATAGATTACAGCAAGAGTTTGGATTCAAATGGGTGAGGTTTGACTATGCAGGAATGAATGGACAGACTTTAGGATTACAGGGTACAGTGCATGAAGATTGTGCACCTGAAGATGATAGAAACCTTTCTTTTCTTTGGTACAACAACTTATTCTGGAAAGAAGAGTGGGGAGGTCCATTGAGAATTTATAATGAAAATGCTAGTGGGTTTGTGGGATTTAGTGAAGATCTACTCAAGCATCAGATCTTAGAAGTTCCTTATAAACCCAATAGATTATTAGTATTTGATGGTAGAATACCTCACAGTGCTGATGCTCCTGTAAACACTACCTATCACAACAGACAATCTTTAGTGATAAGGGGAAGTGAAGTTGAATTATATGATGAGAGTTTAGACTATGCCACAGATTGAATTTGTAACCTTTGATGAAAGAGTAAAAGAAGATTTTCAACCCATTCCAGCATCTGAGTATAAACCAGATTGGTGGAAAAAAACTAAGATTGTTGAAGATGTAGGTGCTGGTAATGGTCCAGGATCTACAATAAGATCTTGCCCTGCTATGGCAGATGTATTGAGTACAGGATATTATGTTGTAGCAGTAAGAGACATGTATGTAGAATACAATGGTGACGATCCAGCAAATCAAAAATCAGATTTCAATATGCGATGCCCACATCATGAAGTATGGGAATCTCAAACACACCCCTTCGCTCAGTTTGCCATGATGCCTGGATACATTAATGATGCGATCAAAATGAACATGCCTTTTTCAGTACGAACACCTAAAGGTTATTCTACATTGTATTTGGATCCTTTTCTATTTTGTAATGAATACATATCAGCATGGCAAGGCATCATAGACACAGATGAGTTTATTGGTGGTGATTTAAATGCTCAATTAATTATGTATCCAAAAGTTCGTAAAAGTTTTACTATACCAGCAGGAACTCCTATCGTCCAACTTATTCCTTACAAGAGAGAGAAGTGGACTTCTACTACCAGAGTAGACTATAAAGACTATTGGAAGAATGAGAAGAATGAAGAGTTTGCAAAATACAGGGAGGATCATCCTGGCAAATTATCTAAATATGGTATAACAGGTTCATATCGTAAATACATATGGCAAAAGAAAGAATTTAAGTAATGCTTAAACTATTATTCCCCACACCAATATTCGTTAGAGATCTGCTAGATCTTAATTTACACCCCAGACAGAGAGTAGATGAAGATTACATGCTTTCTTTAAAGCAAGCAATGGATACGATGCGTAAGAAAGACCCAGTGGGTAGAAAAGTATCTAATCAATATACAGGGTGGCAATCTAATGATGGTATAAACAATCATCCGACATTTACCAAACTCTTTAACAGAATTGGTAGGTTATTTGAAGAAGAAGTTGTGCCTTATTATGGAGGAACAGGTAAGTTCATTCATACAATGGGCAACAGTTGGGGTAACATTAATGATCATGGTGCTTGGAATGCACCTCATTTACACAATGGTTGTTGGTACAGTGGAGTTCTATACATTCACGCAGATGGTGACGAAGGTGATATCCAATTTATTGACTCTAATCCAAAGTATGTGAATGATATGCCTTTCTTTAACTCTAGAGCAAGAACTGACTTTAGAATAAGACCAAAGACAGGAAGTTTAATTCTTTTTCCATCTGGTGCTATGCATATGGTAGAACCTAACTTTACTGACAAAAGAAGATACTCTATATCTTTCAATGTAGATTGGCATGCAACCATACCTATCAAACCTGGAGATGTGCCTGACTCTCCAGTTCCAGAAGATGAAAATGTTTTCGAAATAGACTTCAACACAGGTAATCCTATTATAAATAAGTAGGTATAAACGGAGATAAGATGCCATTAGAACCAGAACTTCTCTGGAATATCTTTCTATCCTTTATTATTGCACCTGTGGCATTCATCGTTCGAAATTTGATGAATGAGTTAAAAAGAGTAGATATTTTAGTAAACAAAACACGCGAAGAGATCGCGAAAGACTATGTGTCTAAGAATGAATTTGAAAAGTCATTTGAAAGAGTCATGGATGCTATAGATCGCATCGATACTAAGTTAGATAGATTAACTTTTAGGGACTAAATTCGTATAAATAGTAATGGAGACATTACTATGGCAACACCAAATTCAAGATCTACCTTTAAAGATTACATCAAAAGGCAACTAGGATATCCTGTCCTAGAAATCAATGTAGACGATGATCAATTCGACGATAGAATTGACGATGCTCTACAGTATTTCTCTGAGTACCATTACGATGGTGCTATCAGAACTTATCTAAAACATCAAGTAGATTCTTCATGGTTAACTCAATTTGAGTCAGACAGTACTCAAAATGCTTCCACCACTGGATCTCATGACTATTCTGGTCAAACTTTTGGTGAACAGCAAAACTATCTAGTGATGCCAGAATCAGTATTATCAGTATTAAGAATCTTCCCATTCAACGATAGAAACGCAATGGACATGTTTGACATTCGTTATCAATTACGATTGAATGACTTGTACGATTTACAATCTACATCTGTTCTATATTACGAACAATTACAGCAACATCTAAACTTATTAGACATGACTCTAGTGGGTCAAGTTCCTATTAGATTCAACAAACATCAGAATAGATTATACTTAGATATGGATAATGCTAGAGTAACAGCAGGAGAGTACTTCCTTATAGAGTGTTATCGTAAAATTGACCCATCTACTTTTACAGATGTGTACAATGACATATGGTTAAAGAAATATGCCACAGCATTGGTTAAGAAGCAATGGGGTCAAAACTTATCAAAATTTGAGGGCATACAATTGCCAGGTGGTGTTACACTTAACTCATCAAAGATTTTAGATGAAGCAGTACAGGAAATTGAAAAATTAGAAGAAGAATCAAGAAACAACTACGAGTTGCCACTTGATTATATGATAGGATAATATCATGCCAACCAATGTGTTTTTTAATCATGCAGTTGATACAGAACAAATGCTCATGGAGGATTTGGTCGTAGAATCATTACGCATGTATGGGCACGAAATCTTTTATCTCCCAAGAGAAGTAACTGAACAAGAAGATATATTCTTAGAAGATGTTCGCAGTACTTTTGGCGATTCTTATTCAATAGAAGCATATATTGAAAACACAGAAGGGTTTGAAGGAGAAGGAGATCTCTTTAGTAAATTCGGTGTAGAGATCCGAGACCAAGCAACATTTATCATCTCATTACGATCATGGGAAAGGTTTATCTCATTGGATGAAAACTTAGCAACAAGTTGGAGACCTAACGAAGGAGATCTGATCTATTTCCCACTCTCAGGTTCAATGTTTGAAATCAAATTTGTAGAACATGAGAACCCATTCTATCAATTAGGTAAATTGTTTGTGTTCAAATGTCAATGCGAACTTTATGAATACAATCAAGATGACTTTGATACTGGAGTTGCAGGTATAGATGATGTAGAAGCATCTAATGCTTATTCAATTAAGTATAATATGAACAGTGGTAATTCTATAGCATTTACTGCAGGTGAACAAGTTAAACTGTATGGAACTAACACAGTCGTCGGAGAGGTTCAAAGTTGGGATGGAACTACTAATGTGTTGTATCTTATGAATTTGACAGGTCAAACTGTAACTGCTGGATCAACACGATTTGTAGGAGTAGATTCAGGTGCTACCTGGACTGTTAATACTGTAGGTGATGAATTAGAAATGATAGAAGATGAGTTGGCACAAAACCAAGACTTTGAAACTACAGGTGATAGTTACTTAGATTTCAGTGAGACAAACCCATTTGGTGAAGTATAATGTTCGGAACTTATTTTTATCATGAGACAGTTAAAAAATCAGTATCAGTTTTCGGTACTTTGTTCAACAACATAACTGTTAAGAGAGTAAAATCTGACAACACAGTATTACAAACACTCAAAGTTCCATTAGCATATGGACCAAAACAAAAATGGTTAGCAAGAATTACAGCAGAACCTGATCTCAATGATCTTTCTAGATCTGCAATCTCTTTGCCTAGAATGGCATTTGAGTTGACAGGATTTACATACGATTCTGCTCGTACTTTGAATAGAAACATTCGAATGGTGAAAGATATAACTTCTGGCGATGTAGACGGAACGAATCCGACTAGAGGATATCAGTATGTACCTGCACCATACAACCTAAACTTTACACTATCTATTATGGCAAGAAACCAAGAAGATGCTCTACAAATAGTAGAACAGATTTTGCCATACTTCCAACCAGAATATACTGTTGCTATGTCGACAGTACCACAAATGTCAGATGTTAGAGATATACCAATCATATTAGATAGTATCTCACAATCTGATAGTTATGAGGGTGACTACTTAAGTCGTAGAATCCTTACTTATGATTTAACATTCACTATGAAAACCTTTTTCTATGGACCTGTTGTATCTGGCAAAGTTATTACTAAAGTTGAAGAAGGAATTTATATTGGATCTGGAACTGTTGCTTTTACTGGAACCACTCAAGATGAAGCAGGACTAGTTAAGAAAGTTAGACATTATGAACCTGGAGTTTCTGTAACTGTAAATGGTGCTGTGAATAATACTAATGCAGTTATATTGGATTCAGTTCCTACTGGAGTTGCTGTAGGTTATCGTGTGTTCGGTACAGGCAATGCAAGCAACCCAACTATTAGCAGTATAAATAGTCTTACACTTACACTAAGTGATAGTGTAACCCTTACAGACAATCAACAACTTATTGTAGTTGGTGGTGTAGATCCTGATGACACTTTCATAGTGGCAGAGGATGTAAACTTTTATGAAGAATATACACCAAGCACCTATAGTGATGAAGATTATACATAATGAAAAAATATGAGCAAAATAGACGATAAACTTAACGATCTTCTCGATATTAACACCGAAATAGACGAAACTCAGAAGAAATTACCCACCATTTTTAAAGACCCCGATAAAAGGTTAAAGGAAGCAGATAAAGATGCGACTTATGGTAGAGAGGTGTTATACAACTTAGTCGAACGAGGGCAAGATGCTGTAGATGGTATCTTAGAACTTGCTAAAGAAACTGAGCATCCAAGAACTTATGAAGTTGCTGGACAGTTAATCAAAACTGTAGGTGAAACTGCAGAGAAACTTTTAACTCTACAAAAACAGATAAGGGAATTAGAAAAGACGGATAGTCCTCAAGAATCTCCAGGAACAGTTAACAATAATCTATTTGTAGGTAGCACTGCCGAACTACAAAAATTTTTAAAGGATAGAATGAAAGATGGGTGAAAGAAAAGCAGAAATTAGAACAGTAGAGATCTATGTAGTAGATCTTTATGAAGATGGTAAATTGGTAGAAGAAAGGCATCTTCCAGGAAAGAGTTTTCATTATGCTGAAGATGTACAAACCAATTGGGAAAATGGTATTATAAAAATAGATGAGTGAAGGATATCTAGGAAACCCTCGTGTTAAGCGAGCAGGTGTACAAGATCAATGGACAGAGGAGATGGTGCTTGAGTACCAACGATGTCTAGAGAGTCCAGCACATTTTATTCAAAACCACATTCAAATTATTTCACTTGATGAAGGATTGGTTCCTTTCCATCTGAGAGGATACCAAGAGGGATTGGTTAATCATTTTGATGAGAATCGATTCAGTATTGTATTAGCATGTAGACAAAGTGGTAAGTCGATTACTGTTTGTGCGTACTTATTATGGTTCGCATTGTTTCATCCAGAGCAAACGATCGCAGTCTTAGCAAACAAAGGTGCTACTGCTAGAGAGATGTTGGCAAGGATAACAACCATGCTTGAGAACATTCCTTTCTATTTGCAACCTGGAACTAAAGTATTAAACAAAGGAAGTATAGAGTTTGAAAACAATAGCAAAATTATTGCTTCAGCAACATCTGGTAGTTCCATTCGTGGTCTCTCTGTTAATTTACTCTATCTTGATGAGTTTGCCTTTGTAGAAAACGCAGAAACATTCTACACCTCTACTTATCCTGTTGTTACATCAGGTTCTAAGTCTAAGGTGATTATCACATCAACAGCAAATGGTGTGGGTAATATGTACCATAAAATTTATATGGGTGCGATGAATGGTACTTCTGAGTACAAGCATTATCAAATCGATTGGTGGGATGTGCCTGGAAGAGACGAGGAATGGAAGAAATCAACCATTGCGAATACTTCTGAGATGCAGTTTGAGCAGGAGTTTGGAAACAGTTTCTTAGGAACAGGTAATACATTGATCAATGCTAATACTTTATTGGGTATGATGGCAGAAGATTGTGAGTGGCAAAAAGATAACTGCAAGGTGTATCGTCAACCTATCGAAGATCATAAATATATCATGACTGTAGATGTTTCTATGGGTAGAGGACAAGACTATTCCACATTCACAGTTTTTGATATTACACAGCAACCCTTTGAGCAGGTAGCAACTTATAGAGATAATATAATCAGTCCTCTACTGTTTCCTGACATAATAGCAAAGTATGCAACTGCTTATAATAAAGCACTTGTTATCATAGAGAACAACAATGAAGGATCAGTTGTATGTAATCAACTGTTCTACGATATAGAATATGAAAATGTATTCTTAGAGAGTACCATCAAAGCAAAAGGCATTGGTGTTACAATGACCAAGAAAGTAAAAAGGATTGGTTGCTCTACAGTAAAAGAATTACTCGAAGAGGGTAAACTACTCCTCCACGATAGTAATACAATACAAGAATTTACCACATTTGTTTCTAAAGGACAGTCTTGGGAAGCAGATGGTGGTAATCATGACGATTTGGTTATGAATTGTGTAATGTTCGCATGGTTTGCGACTACACCATTCTTTGAACATCTCTCAGATATAGAACTTAAAAAGATGATATATCTAGAGCAACAAAAACAAATAGAGGAGGA